GGTCACAAGGTGGGTGCGGGGTCACCCTAGAGTACATACATTAGAATGATTTTCTYTAATAACTTTCAGCAATTAAAATACTCATACGTTTTCTTAATTTTCTCAATTTTTTACAGCATTTGCAGTTACGATTGCATTCTTCATCAGACGACGTATCATGCATATTCATCTTATTAATATTTGCCTTCTTCTTGACAGCGCTATCAATATTATCTTTATTAATTATTGAGTTGCGGTTTAATATCTTAGACTCAAACACACCATTCAAATCAACTTCATTTGTAGAAACTTTTCCTTCCATAATCTTAATACCGCTATTTTCCTCTAGATATTCGTTCCAATCATCAATGTTTTGTTGTTCATCTGCACATGCGCTATTAACGATGGTTTCTAATTTGTTCATTTCTTGACTAGCAATATCGTCTTCATCACACTGTGAAACCATAGATGAAGATTTAAAAGATTTTTCTCTAAAAGTTCTCTGATTAGTATCCTGTGATGATGCTGAATCTGATGGAGTAATATCATCTAACAACATATCTTCATCATAATCTATTTTCGTATATGTTGTTCCAGCTCGTGACGAAATTAAAGATATTTCAGGTAGATTAGATTCAAAATTAAAGTCTAAATCATCCATCATGTATGTATCTCTAGTAGCAATTTAAAACC